TTATATTATAAGAATGGTGGGAATACTTTGCCTCCAAACACCGATCCAATTGGGACTCTTTGTCTTATTACGTTCACAGCGTCCCTACCTGCTCGTCTTATCTCTGGTGGCAACTTACTTAATATGTTACCAAAAATACCTCTATTACCTTGTTTAACTGTAGGTACTTGGAAACCACCGCCAACTGTATAATTCTTCACTTGGTCTAGTGATAAATTTATCCAGTTTCTAAATGAAAATGTTATTGAAATCTTTTGTATATCTTCAGAACCATAATCAAATGGTACTGCTGTAATAGTTTTAGGAAACGCTTCAAATAATTCTACACCATAAGAAATTCTATCTCTATCGGCTTCACCAGAAAAGGCACCTAATTGGTAAATTCTAATACCACCAACATATTCATCATAAAAGTGCATATTGTGGGTGGCCTGATCCATAATTGAATTTTGCCACATTTCAAAAAATGTTCTTTGTCTTAAATATTTGTCAGCATAAAATGAAGCTGTTATCTCACCTGGAAAACTATAAGCATAAGCAACTTCTCTTTTAGGTCCATATGTTTGAAAAGGTTTTGTGTCAACATTTCTACTAGGCATTTCTATATTATAACAAAATGCTCTCAAACCTCTTCTCAATTCTGTTTCTTGTGCTAATTGGCCTGGTTGTGTTGATTTACTAATTTCTTCTTGGAATACATATTCGTCACTATCACCCTCACCTGTTGCTTGTTCTTGTATTCCTCTTGGTAAAATAAAGTCAACTAAAAATCTATTTGGTCTAGCAAAGCCTTCGCCTTCAGCAACTTTACCCATAAATCTACCCAATGTAGATTCAGGATTACCGCCTGCTCTTTGTTTTAATCTTGGATCACCAAGTACGTTATCTAATGACCTATCACGTGGTATACCGAGTCTAATATCGTAATTACCTATTCTACGGCCGCCTCTTAAAATCGCCATTATTTACCTTTACATTGACATTGTTTTATGCCAAATATTTTTGCTATAATTTTTTTAATTGTTTTCATTAAATCATTCTCCTACTATCAGAATAAACTCTACTAGTACCAGCCTTTTTGAATTGCTGTACTGGTAAATAAACGGCCAATGCCGCTTCATCAAAATCTATTCTTAAAAATTGTGATCTCACGTGACTATACAGGTATTTTTTAATTGTTGGTTTAACTAAACCGATACCCTTTACATCATCATAACCAGCTTCAATTTTTGTTTTTTCATTTAAACCACCATCAGCAAATCTTTGCATACGTTGTAATAATCTAAATCTCAATAGTGGTGGTAAATAATGAAAGTTCATTCCCATAAAACCACCTTTTATACTTTCAAGTGGTAATACTAATGGAAAAGTATCGTAATAAGGTAAAGTCTTTTTTAACTTTGGATCATAAAAGAACATATTTAATCGGCCAGCACTTGGTCTACCAATTAATTTACCTTGATTCATTAACTTTCTAGCAGTTACTCTATCAGCAATAGAAGCTACATTACTTCTATACCAATTTGCTGATTTTCGTATACCGCCTTGTTTATCAACTAACGGATCTAAAATACTTGCCATATCAATATTTATACGCTAAAATAAAAAAAAGAGGCCGCTATTTCTAACGGCCTCCAAGCATTCAGTTAAGAGAGAGATAGATTACTCTTCCTCAGCTAATTTACTAAAGTACGACAAAGTATCATCTTCGCCATCATCACTAGCTTCTGGTTGAGCACTAACTGGTGTGCTTTTCGCTGTATCGTTGTTTTTAGGCGGGAGGTTTGCATTTTCAACGGTACTGGCGTTTCTATCACCTGTAATTACCCTATTCAGTTTCTCTTTAAGTTCATCATAGGTCTTAAAATTACTAAGGTCAAGGAAAGGTTTAAGAGCATATTGTTTTGACCAGATTTCTTTAATCTTGTCATCACTTTCAGCAACTGTTGACACGCCTTCAAATTCAGACTTGTCATAGTTCCAATAGCCATCAACTTTTCTAATTTTTAGTTTAAAGTTCGCACCTTTCCAAAAATCAAATGGGTTAATAGGCTTCTCATCATCAAATGCTGGTTGCATCGCTTCAGTAATCTTATCAAATATTTTTTTACCAAACTTGTATAAGAAAACTTTACCTTCATTCTCTGGATGTTTAGGGTCTGACACAACTAATATATTAGAGTAGTAAGATAATTTTCTTTTTCTTTTTCTTGCTATCTCTTTATCACTATCAACACCTGTATTCCATAGTCTTGTGTTTTCTTCACTAACAGGATCTTTTTGACCTAAAGTTGTTAATGAGTTTTCAATATACCAGCCACCTTTGTCTTGGAAAGCGTGTGACCAAATTCTTTGCCAAGGTAAATCTTCTCCCTCAACAGACGGTAAGAATCTAATAACAGCATAACCATTTCCAGTTTTATCTAAATCTGGTTTCCAAAATCTGTCGTCCTGATATTTGTTTTTATTTGATTGATCTTCTGGAGCAAGGTTTTGCTCTAGTGCTTTTGTTAACTTGTCAAAATTGCTTGACGAGCTTTTTAATGTTTCAAAGTCCATATTTTCTCCTTATTACTTTGTATTCGTTGTATTTGTGTTACCTGTTTAATCGGTATCATTTTTATTTATAAGAGTTCTCATTTTGTTTCACCCACTTTTTCAAGCCTTTTGCTCTTGCCTTTGTATCGTAAGTTTCTTTAGGTAAAGACCTCTTAATTCTATATTGTTTATAACGTTCACACCACTCAATAACTTTATCTAAAAATGTATATATAAATTTATCAAACATAATATTTTAATATGTACCCGGTGGGATTTATTGGTTTACCCACAAGCTTTCCCGAAGCGTCCAATCTTTTAAAAGATGGTCGGTACTCACAGCAAAATAGTGTGTCTTCAGCCACTAGGCCGTAACCCTCACTACCCTCGCCTTACACCCGCTTAAGCGTTGTTCAGCCACAAGGCCAAATAAAGTTCGAATCTTTATTTGTTTTAACATATCTCTATAATATAACATACTTTGACTAAAAAGTCAATGCTCATTTGATATTAAATCTTTTTTTAAACTCAGCCATATCAATATATTTTAAGTTGATAACCGTACCGTCCCATTCTAATACAGGTTTATTAACTTCGTTTATATCTCTTAAATTAGGGTTAACCTTATAAAATTGTATCTTTTTATGTGTATTTCTACCATTGAAGTCCCAAAATGTCTGTTTCCATTGTTGTACCCAATTGACACTTGGTGTGGGTGAGTGATCTGCCACAACATAATTGTCTGTGCCTTTGTACATATTATTGACTTTACCAGTTGTACTGTTTAAATCGTGGCCTAATAGATAAATTTCATCTGGTTGTTCTTTGACACAGGCAATATAACCTGAAGTAGGACCAGCAGCCCAACCCATATCTTTTTTATCTTTTAATATATCATTAATACAATTTGATTTATCATTATCTTTTATCCAAGAAATCTTAATTGTTTTTTGTTGTACGTGTTTTTTTTGTTTTGATTTATCTTTTTTAATTATGGTCACAGCACCAGACACACTTGAACCGTGCATTACAAAATGACTTGTTTGTATTGTTCTTTTATTTTCGTAAAAGGCTCCTTCTTCTCTTGCCAATTTTATATCATCTTCACTTACACCAGACTTAATCATATTTTCATATAGTTCAGCAGGTACTTTTGACCAGTTTCTAAAGTAACATTCATTGTTGTGAGGATAACCACTATGATATATTTCGTGCATTATACCTTGGTCAACGGCCACTAAAACATCTGGTTTAAAATCTCTATACAAGGCATTACAACCATATATCTTGCCGTGTTCTCTTAATTGTCTTAAATCAATACTTCTACGGCTTTCACCATTACCTATACAAAAAACTCTTTTCATTTGTTTAAAAATACATCTTTCATAATCAGTTTACATTCTGTTTCATTAAACCTAATAAAAGGTTTTAATCTGGTAAGCGTAGATGATATTTTAGGCCAAACAACTTTCTCGTTAATCTCTTTATTCCAATTCTTACTAAACGATAAGATTTGGTCAAGCACAATGAGGGTTTGCTGAGCCGCTCTTTTT